TACTCCTGTTTCTATATCTGTGTAGCCCCATTCAACGCTGGAGGCTTCGACGAAAAGAACTGGAGTACCCTCTAGTACAAAATTATCATCTACCGCATTTATAATATCGTCAATAACTGTCTCTAAAACATTCTCGGCATATTCCAATCTATCAGGGGTCGTAAGATTTTCAGGTGCCATATCCTGACCAAGTGGAAATAAACATTGTAAAATGTAAGAGTAAATTCTTGAATTTTCTGTATTACTTGAAAATGCTCCGTCCATTTTGCTCAATACTATGAAAACAGCGGGCCAGCCTTTAGGATTAATATCTGGTGCTGTATGAACTTCCTGCACACTGTTACAAGACTGAACTTTGACTTTAATCTGATTCTTAATTAGTTGTGCAACACTAGCCATTTAAGCACTCCTCGCAATATTGTTTAAAACATTGTCAACAGCATCTTTAAAGTATTGCTGAGTATCTTTATTCTTATCATGTATAGCATTCCCTAAGAATGGCCTGTCACGCATATATCTTGTGCCATCATGGACATAAATAGCATATGGCACACCTGGACTGCCTGTGACATTCGGCCCCACTTCACCTTTTAAATCACCAAAAAATAAACCACGTTCAATTGAACCTATTAAACCCCTAGTTATAATCCCAATTCCTAAAGATTTATATTCTTCTACTTCACCTCTTTGTAAGTTTAAAATAGTTTTTCTAATAGCAATATTTAATTGTGAACGCATTAAAGCAGGTGCTTTTCTAAAAGCGGCTTCAATCTGAGGCAAATTGTTAATTGTAATAGTTAACTCAGCCATCTTGTGCCACCATTGTTAATTCTGTGTGATCTAATAATCCTGCATTTTCCCAGTGATTAACACCTTTAACGGAGAATACTTTATTATTATAAGTTCCACCTATTATATGTATCTCATCACCTTCCTTAACATCAGCTGTGGTATCTACAAAGGCCGTATAGACTGAACCAACTCTTCCACCTACAAAAGTAGTTCTATCCAGTCCTGCGGGCTGTATGTCGCTCCAATAGGCTGTAAAAGTGGCCGACATGCCATATCTATCTGTCGATCCTTTACGCCTACGACGATAGATCGTAATCTGGTGATTTTGAAAAAATAAAGTCATTATCTACCGATCGGTCATTATTGGATTGTTGGCGTAAGCATCAATAATCTGATCAATACCAAGATTTTCAAGTATTGTTCTAAATGTAACCTGAGTTCGTGAATAACGGATTTGTCTTTGACCTTCCTGAAGTGACATAACACCGACATCCCGAGCATCGGGGTTAACTGTCCAATAAGAGGCTAGGTTAACACAGGCTTCTGCCAAATCTTCTGGGATAGTTGAATATCCGGCCGAATAAGTGACAGCATAACGTCCTGCCTTACCACGTGCAAAGAATAATAAGTCTATAACTCCAGCATTACCCTGTGGTGAACCAACATCACAGAAATATAATTGAGAATCAATAGTTTCCCAGTCAGTTACATTTAAACCAGTATCTCTTATCTCGAAAACTATAGGCGTCGTTGCTGTCAATGGCCTTTGTCTCAATACTAATTGATCGGTCTGCGTTGCGTAATAAAGCTCTCTTGTATAAGTAGTTTCTTTAAATCGGCGTCCACAATAATTTTCAATAGAACGGGTAGCTTTATTTATATTTCTAATAATAAGATTGTCTTTAGATGTATCTCCGCTAGAAATGCCTAACGATTCCTTCACATCTGCTAAATTGGTCAAACTATACGAGAGTAGTGAGGCCATGCCATCTCCTTGCTAAGTGTAACTTTTGATGTTCAGAAGGCGTAAGTAGCACTAAATTTTCTATGCGATTATCTATCTTATCTCCATTGATATGATGAACGTGCTCTTGTCTATCAAGCTCTCTGCCAAGATATTGAGCCATTACTAATCTATGCTCAAGGATTTTCTTATTTGTTTTGCCAAGAGGAATCTCTCTATAACCTTGTGTATTTATAGTTCCGCCACCTTGCCAGTTCCAATGATTTTCGCCAGAGTTGGTATTGCCTCTATGATTCTTTACTAAAGTGGCATTTACTTTACCAGCACAAGATTGTGAACAATATTTGCGAGTTTTCTTTTTAGTAGTAAATTCCAGCCCACAATTATAACAAGTATGATTGTGATTTTTTTGTATACCCAAATCCTTACATGCCTTTGAGCAATACTTACTCTTATCGCTTATATAATTTCTAAAGCTTTTTCCGCACTGTTGACATTTGTAGTTTTGCATTAGCTTGTCCCTCGTCTAATGTTTTATAATCTGATTCTACTAAATCTTTACTTAAAATTGCTACACCTTTTTTAATGTAATCGTTGGCGCTATTACCATCAGTATTAATAATCGAACCTTTATCAAAGCCATCAAATGACTTTACAAACTTTATCCTCATACACCTTTTTTGCCTGTTTTAGATGGAGGGACATTAGAAGCTGCACCACGTACGGCACTTACTGTGCATTTATTCTGAGCTTTTAAAAGATCAGCTTCACGAGAACGCACTATATATGTCTGACCATTCGTTAATTCATTAACTGTTTGAGTCATTGTTACTACTGTAGACATAGATATAGGGAGCGGCCTTATTACCGCTCCCGCTCCTCAATTAGATTACGGAGTTCCAAGGCCAGTTACTTTGCTAATAGCGGCTGGCAGAATAAGTTCTGCATCGACTCGCTTCTCAACACGTACAAAGGTCAAGTTCTTTTCAAAGGCGCTTGAACCGCCAACAGTAGCTTCGTTACTGGTGTCGATTGTTATTCCTTGACGGTCAACAATCTGGTAGAAGCTAAAGTCACCGAACAAAGCTGTACCACCTGCGAGGTAGTTAGACTCGTAAACTGGGCGACCCTTAATTGTCTGAGTTGGGCTACCAGCTAAGTCAGTCAATAGGTATCGGTTCTGTGAGTCTTTTAGACGACCAACTTCACCTAATGTACCCATATTCATGACCCAAACGGCCCGGTTTCGATAACCCTGTGGTGTGTTCTGGTAAGCGCTAATTAAAGCATCCGCTCGTTGTGAGTCAGAAGCGCCAGCGCCAGCAGCAGTAGTTCTTAATGTGTAACCACCACCATCAATACCAGTTGGCTTGCCTGTACCGTTACCTGTCCAAAAAGCTGATTCCTCAGCTTCGTTAAGGGCAACAGCCATCAAATTACCAATCCAATTGACGACTGAACCACCTACACCTAGAGAAGCATCCATAACTAACTCGTTTGTCAGCGGAACAATGCTGGCTAGTGAGTAAGGAGTAAGGACATTCTCAGTGAATGTAGCGGTGCTAGTAGACTTAACAGCCTTTTCTGAACGCCAGTTGGCTTTCGGACGGCTGATTAATGAAGGGATATGTACTGTGTCAGTATTCGTGGTCATAACACTTGCGAGTTGACGCATAATGTTCATATCACGGATATCTTCAACAATAATATCTGCAAATTCTTCAGGTACGATGTAACCACCATCAGCGGCTGTACCTTCACTTAAAATTTGAAGCTTCTCTTTGTCGCCAGTGAAAAGAGATTTTAAGAACATAACTGATCGCTCAGAAATTTCCGTAACCTTTTTACCCTGTTTGACACGCTCGTCAATCTTGACTTTCATGTCGCCTAATTCTTCAACTGACTTTTTGCCAAGTCGTTGATCAACTACAAATTTAGCTTCGTGCGTTACCTGAACTGAAGTCTCAGCTGGCTTAATGCTATCAAGCACTTTCTTCATTCCAGCTTCAACACGCTTTTGAACAGCATCAGCCATTTTCTGTGCAGCAGCATCAACAGCTTCATCATCTGACTCTTCGTCAGTTTCTTCAGCTTCTTTTTGCTTGCTAGCCTCCTCAGCTTCAGCCAGTAAGAGATCGAGCTTTTTCTGCTCATCTTCTGTGATAGTCTTTAGAGCTTTTTTCTCTAAAAGATCGGCTATATCACCCATTTAGCTTATCCTTTTCTGCAACGATTAATAATTCTGTTGCTCGTTTTATAACTAATATTGTTTTCTTAGCGTCAACCGGCTTATCTTTGCTGGCTTCCAGATACTTATCTGTAGCCCTAGCAATGATTTTCGCCATTGACAATTTCTTTTCTATTTTACGTTTCG